GAGGAGAGTAGCAATGAGTAAGTATGAAAATTTCGCGGGTATCCCTTCACTTCCAGTTGAACTCGATTTCGATCCTGTTCGCGAACCTGCTAAGCGTGTGAATGCACATGGTGATGTTCAGATCATTCCCGGTGTATTTAACATCGTTAACCCCCTGACCGATACTGTGATGACTACATCTAAGTCTAAGCATCATCCTGTGAACTACGCTGTTGGATATAATTCCTTTCTTGCAGGTGTTGAGGCTTCCGGTTTGGATACATCTGACATTGAGTGTAAGTTCAATATTTCACCGGATGGTAAATCGTACACTTGTGACATCATCTTGAAGCGTTTTAACTATGAGAAAGTTGTCGGTGAACCTGTGTATATGCGTTTCCGCCTTACTGATTCTCACGATATGACTTTCGTTCGTGACTTCTTGTGTGGTCTGTGGAGATTGTGGTGTACCAATGGGTGTTCATCCATTGCTGAGAATCTTCGTGCCCGTGAAAAGCACACACGTTTCTCAGATCCCGAGAAGTTGGGCGCAATTGTCGCTGACTATCCTGCCCGCCTTGAGGCTGAAGCAGAATTGTACCCACTAATGATGGGGACTACTGTGTCACACGATCAGGCTATCGACTTCTTGGAGCGTAATGTGGCTTCCTATCGCAACAATGTCGGTAAGGTTCAGATAAACAAGAAAGCACTTGAGGAGTGTAATCGTGTTTGGGGGATGTACCGCAACATGGGTGATACCGGGTATCGCCTGTACAACACACTAACTCACATCGGTACGCACGTGGATGGCCGTGATGGAACTAACATCACCCTGAAACAGGCTCGCATGGAGCAAAAGGTTCAGGAGGTTGTAAGACTTCCTGAGTTCAAGCAGTTGGTTGGTTTACCACTGGCGGCTTAATCTAAGGCGATCTGAGGGGGGTTTCAGGTGTTTCAGGTAGGTAGGTATTACCTGACCCTGTTTACCCCCATAGATCCCATCGAAAATGGCCTTTACGGGGGTGTAATGTGTACATTTGTGTGAAAAGAATGCAACTCGTTGTGTCATATATTGACGTTGACAAAGACGATTTGGAAGAAGCAATTGATATGGATGATTTTTTATATCAGACAGTTGAACATGACTACGAAGTGTCAAGAGAACTGGTAGACGACATACCTGACAACCCACTAAAATTTCTTGAGGAGAAATAAAATGACTACACAAAAATATTATTCAGATGATGACATCATCGAATGCTTGGATATCATTGCAGATCACGTTGTTACACGTGAAGAGGACATCGAGATCATCCATTGCGCTATCGAGCGCATCAAGCAAAAGCAAAAGCAGATCGAGTTTCAGGGTAGCCGCTTACGCACTGCCGCTGAATGCATTGGGTTCAACACGATTGATGAGTTGCAGAGCTATGAGTAAGGTGCTCACAGTTGGCGAACTTAAAGCGCAGTTGGATGGTGTAGACGATGACATGCCTGTATATGCGTACAGCCTGTTTACAGAAGAGTCTTATCCAATAATTCTTGTTGACCCAACCATATCTGATCGTCTTGAATTGAACTTTGAATGGGAGATTGTTAATGAGTGATCTGCACGAGCAAGCTACTGAGCGTAAACGTAGCGACACGTCTCTTATCAACTTCATGCACAATCACAGAGTGTCTGTGCGTTTTGTAGGTAATAGATGGGTTGCTACCACTGAAGAGAACATGGGCATGGGTAACAGCATTCGCTCAGCCCTTATCAACCTTGAAAGGAGTATGTATGGCAGAAGTTAACGGCACCATGATCAAGCACCTTGTGGATGCTTATCTAGGTTCCCGTGACTTTGAGCGTGTCTCAGCATCCCAAGACCAGTATCGCTACTGGTTGAGGGTGCTGTGTGACACTGCGTTTGATGACCGTAGTGTTGGTCAGTTGAAGTATAAGCAATTGACTACACCACAAGCGCAGATTATCTATGACACTCTCTCGGATCGTGGGATCACATTCGCGAATCGGATTACTGGCGTAACACGTAAGGTGTTTAACTACGCCATGAAGTATGGAATTGTAGATAATAATCCATGGTCCAGTATTCAGACGCTCACGCCCAAGCCCCGCAAAGTCATGTGGCAACCAGAAGATGTGCACAGGTTCCTTGAAGTCGCTTACAGCAAGTTTGAGACACGCTCAGTGGGGCTTATCGCACAGATGGCATACGAATGGGCACAGCGTATTGGTGACATGCGCATGTTGACTTGGGACTGCATCGACTTTGAGAATGAAGTATTGCACCTAGAACAGTCGAAGCGCAGGGCGGTAGTGCACCTACCGATATCAGATGACCTAATGTATATGCTGAGACAGCAGAACGGTGAGTTCGATTGGCAACCCTATGTCGCGCCGAATCTGAATTCTAAATCAATGGATGGGTACAACCCGTATGGGGTGCATATCATTTCACGTGTGGTGAAACGTATATTGCGCGAAGCAGGACTGAGTGAAGAGCTACGACTATCTGATCTCAGGCGCACTGCGACTACTGAGATGGTAGAAGCAGGGGTAGGTATCGTACAGATTATGCAGGTTACCGGGCACCAGTCGCCGCAGTCTGTTACACCGTATATGAAAAATACCTTGACAGGTGCGACAAATGCGCTTACGCTCCGCTCTGCACACACGGCAAGTGCTACACTACAAAAGGATACAAGTCATGTCGAAACTAAGTGAGTACATCGATTCACTGGATATCAGTGTTGATGGTACATACAGGGGCAACTGCCCCCAGTGTGGCGGACACAAAACATTTACTGTGTCTAATCATAGTGGGACTATTCTTTATAACTGCTATAAGCATAGCTGTCGCATACACGGCATTGCTCATCGCAAGTTAGATGTATTCTCGATTAAAGAGAAACTAAATACCAATGTGTACAATCCTACACACGATTACGAGACTGCCGTAGGTATGGCATTTGAACTGCCCCCATTTATATCTGTAATAAAACCCGACACTAACAAAGTCAATTTGTTCATGCGCACGTGGAACATCAATCCTGACGATGTGTTCTACGATGTTAGACAGGATCGTGTCGTATTCCCTGTGTGGCATAACGGTATTATTGTTGATGCTGTGGGCAGATCTGTGTTCAACAGGCAACCCAAGTGGCTACGCTATGCGTCTTCACCAATCCCGTACATGTATGGTGAGGGCGATGTTATGGTCGTTGTGGAAGATGCCATCAGCGCGTACACGTTGGGTAAAATGTTTCCGAATGTTGTGGGTGTTGCATTACTGGGCACACAGTTAACAGATTTTCACAAGTGGTTCTTCCATAAGTATTTTAGATACAATAAAGTTATTGTGGCACTTGACCATGACGCATTTACAAAGTCTCTGTCTATCGCAAAAGAGTTGCGCCCTTACATTGAAAATGTTCGTGGACTCAAGTTAACAGATGATCTAAAGTATATGCGTAGTAACGATGTTCAAGCACTGAAGGAGATGCTAAATGCATAGGCGTGGTGGTTACAATGTTCCTTGGACAAAGGAAGAAATAGAGACAACGATTAAGTTGTACAAAGAAAGTAAAACCAACTTTGAGATTGGCTCAGCAATAGGTAAGACACCCGATGCTGTCAAGACAAAGCTTGGCAAGTTACGTAAGCAGTTTGATTTACCACCAAGAAATCAATCTATATTGCGTAAAACAAACAAGGCCAATCCACTTGGCCTCACTCCCTTTGACAGGGATTGGAATGGCCCCATACCGTGTGGTCACTGGATGATAACTAAGCCGTGGAGGAAGGTGTCATGAAGCATGGTTGTGGTAAGTGCGGAGCAGACGCAGTTGTAGTGGAACAAGATGTGTTCTACTCTTGTGCCAAGTGTTGGCTTAAAGCAAATACAAACAAAGGGAAAAAGAAATGATTGGATACTTTGATGTGTATTATGAAGGACGGCTAATGGCTAGCCGTGTACGTGCATTTAGTAGAGAGGATGCAATTGAGCAAGTCTACATGAAAACTGGTTCAGCATCTGCGTACACAGGTAAAGCAAGGCGTTTGTATAAGGCGGTAAGAATATGAACAAAGTTCCGTACATTGAACGCTCTTATGAGGGAGTAGGACTAACCGGGGAGTGCGCATACTTGTGGGCACTATTCATAGCTAACGAAGCTGACATGGCTGATGATTATATTAAGTATGATAAGTTCAAGTCTATAGCTGAACAGCTAGCACCAAAGGATGGTAAGCCTGTGCCCGCTACTGTACACTACCCCGCACTTGAGGATGAGATTAAAAAGTACAGCAATAAGCGTGAGTACATCTCCCTAGTTAACTGCGCACAGGAGTAGGATGAAGATTTCGACAGTAGTAGGGGGTTTTCGACAGGTAGTTTAAAAAATGATTCATATGCATACCATAAGTATGCAATATGGTACATATATAAACCATATGTTACATATATTGGATTTTGTTAACATAAGTCTACAGAACATGTGCAGAAAAGTGGCATTCGTGTACACTTAAATGCGCATAAAAGTGTAAGAGACAGGAGATGTCATGAATATAGTAGATACAATAGAAGGTTTTTTAGATTCACCAGAAGTAGTTAATGCACTGGATGAGGTTGCAGACAAGTTCATTGCGGACAGATTGCTTGAAGCTAGACAGCGTCGCATCTATGATTACGCACGAGTGAAGGAAGGTATGCCCGTGGATGCGTATGTGTGCGGTGACTTAGAAGAAGATGCATTCCAGATCAGTCGTCGCATTGAAGCATTGGACATGATCATTGATGAGTTTAAACTCGGCCATGAGGCATACGACTTTGAAGCAGTCGAGTGGTGGGATGATAAAGAGGGGTTGTCGTGATTGAATGGACAATTAACATCTCATTTTTAGTTGGTGGTATCGTATCTGTTCTGCTGTACCAGAAGTGTCACTCTTATGTAAAAGAGAAGCAAGAATGGGAAGACAGAGTGAACAATAAAATTTTTAAGATGCGCATGGATATACTGCGCTTGGATAATAGTTGCGAGTTCCTCAAAGCAAAGATGGAGAAAACAGATGAGTGAGCATTGGCGTGACAAGATGAATGCCCGTAACCAAGACTGGATCAACAGTCGTGAGAAGCCTAAAGGTGGGGCATGGGAAGGTGGCAAGGGTTATAGATCCCGTGTCAATAATGCTAAGCAATATCGCGATAACTGGGATAAGATTTTTAACAAAGAGGAAAGTAGCAATGAAGATTGAAGCACCGGCTGAAGCCGTTCACGCTATGTTAGTAGCAGAGCTAAAAGATTGTCTTGATGACATGATGGATTCTTTTAATGCGCGTACCAGTGATGATATCAAGTTTGCTGTATTTCACGATGACCGTGAAGCAGATCGAGCGGAGATCCAAAAGCACATCGATGCATTGGATTTAATCATCCGGTACTACGACGAGGTGCCATCGTAATGGAACTGGCTATAATAAAGAGCCTACTCAATAAGGAATTCTATAGTGCACACAAAGGAGCCAAGTGCCCCCATGCACTGTTTACCAAGGAAGTAGGCAAGATCAAAACGCTGATCGATGAGGCGATGTTTAAGTACAATCGCGATCTCACAGTTGATGAGATTGAAGGGTTGTTCTTTGCATCTGATCCAACAATGACTACTGCCCAGAAGCATGGGTTCTCAGGCATATTCCAAAAGCTACGTACTGAACAGCCAATTGGGGATGATGTAGCACAGGAAATATTAAGTAAACTTTTTCAGCAGTATCTTGGCGAAGAGATTGCAAACATTGGTTTTGACTACGTTAACGGTACGCAGAGCACACTTCAGCCGTTGCGCAGAATGCTTGAGCATCACCGGGATGACTTCCTACCCGATCTCAATATCGAGTGGGATGATCTGGAGATTGAAACTTTACTTGAAAAGAATGATCTGGAAGCCCGTTGGCATTTTAATATCCCCACACTTGCTACCCGCATAGAGGGTGTTAACGACGGTCATCTGATTGTCGTAGGGGCAAGACCTAACACTGGTAAGACCTCATTCCATGCGAGCATGATTGCAGGGCCAGATGGCTTTGCACACCAAGGAGCGAAATGTGTCGTGCTCTGTAATGAGGAAGGGACGCACCGTGTGGGGGCTAGATATCTAACTGCCGCATCTGGTATGACTCTCAAGGAGATCAAGGCTAGTCCACGCACGGCTCAGCAAAGGTGGTCCAAGCTCAAGGAGAATATTAAGATCAAGGATGCGACTGGCCGTGACATGGCTTGGGTAGAATCTGTATGTAAAACGTACAGCCCGGACATCTTAGTGCTCGACATGGGTGATAAGTTTGCTGGTGACCAATCTCATGAGGGACTCAAGCACTGTGCCATCCATGCTAGACAGATTGCAAAGGAGTACGGATGCGCATTGTTCTACATGTCCCAATTATCTGCTGAAGCGGAAGGTAAGATCGTCTTGAATCAATCGATGATGGAAGGCAGTAAAACTGGTAAGGCATCTGAGGCTGACCTCATGTTGCTGATCAGTAAGAACCCGCCTATTGAGGGTCAGGAAGAAGATGACATGCAACGCCATATCAATGCTGTTAAAAACAAATTGACAGGATGGCATGGTTATTTGACATGCATGCTTAATTATCGCGTAGGTAGGTACGAAGCATGATTGAAATAAAAGTCAGAGATGACCAACTCATCAGCGCACGTGATCAGGCTGTTGAAATGGGCAAGCTTCACAACAGTATCACCAAAGGTCAGGGTAATATTGCAGGATTTATAGGAGAAATAATTACCATTGAATTGCTTAATGGTACACAGCAAAACACCTATGATTACGATTTAGTGTTGACCAATGGCGAGACTGTGGATGTGAAGACAAAACGAACGTCAGTAACTCCACTGCCGCATTACGATTGTAGTGTGGCTAAGCTTAGCACTCATCAGCAGTGCGACAACTTTGCATTTGTGCGAGTAAAGAATGACTACAGCGTAGCATGGTTCTTGGGCATGATACCTCGCGAGACTTACTACGAAGTATCTCGCTTCATGAACAAGGGCGACATAGATCCAGATAATGGGTATGTCGTTAAATCTTCGTGCTATAATTTATCAATTGAAGATTTATGGAAGGTGTCAATACATGAAAGTAGTTCTTGACGTAGAGAACACCGTGACTAAGCGTGATGGTAAGCTTCACCTCGATCCCTATGAACCAACAAACAGTCTGGTCATGATCGGTATTCAGGTGGAGGGCGAAGAGCCTAAGCACTACACGTTTGATCACATTGAGTACGATTGCAAGTATGAGTATCGCAAGAAAGATTGCGATGAGATACAAGCAATATTAGATAAAACAACATTACTGATTGGGCATAATATCAATCACGATCTGTTGTGGATCTGGGAGACTGGATTCAAATACGATGGCGCAGTATGGGATACCATGTTAGCTGAGTATGTCCTTCAGCGAGGACAAAAACAACCGTTGTCTCTTGAGGCAGTCGCTGAGCGCAGAGACTTGCCAGTTAAAAAGCAGGACACTCTGAAGAACTACATGAAGCAGGGCATGGCTATCAACGCCATTCCGTATGAAGAGCTTAAAGAGTATCTGTATGCTGACCTGAAGACCACATTCGCCCTGTACTATGAGCAGAATCTAGATTATAGAGATGATGTCAACCGTGTGCTGATGTCAGTGGTGGACCTCACCATGGAAACATGTGTTGTGCTAGCCCACATTTATCAGAATGGGTTCACAGTAGATACTGATGCGCTTGAAGAGGTACGCACACAGTTTGAAACTGAACGAGTGGACATACAAAATGAATTACAGATAGTAGTAAAAGATTTGATGGGCGATACCCCAATCAATCTCAACTCTCCGGAGCAGTTATCGTGGGTCGTATACTCACGCAAACCTAAAAACAAAACTCAATGGGCAATGGACGCTGAGCCATATATGAGTCAGGACCAGTTCAAACGACTCATAACTAGCTCAACAACACCTGTCCGCAAGACTAGGGCAGAACAGTGTAATGACTGCAAAGGAAATTGCACATACTACAAAAAGAAGAAAGATGGATCTGACTTCAAGAACCCAACTAGATGCGCTACATGCAACGGCGCAGGCTATGTCCTCAAAGATACTAATCAACTAGCAGGACTCAAGTTCACCGCCCCATCAGTTAAGTGGCACAGTGCAAATGGGTTCAGTACTAGCAAAAATAATTTGGAGTTTTTAGAACGTGTCGCAAAGTCTAAGGGGATGGATGAGGCAGTTAATTTCCTCTCCAAGATCCGTAGGCTCAGTGCCCTTGATACATATCTTAGTAGCTTCGTTGATGGTATCAGGACGTACCTTAAACCAGATGGCTTGCTTCATGTTCGCCTTACTCAACATATGACCTCCACTGGACGTTTCTCAGGACGTGATCCCAACATGC